AACAAAATACCGCTGCTACAAGAAACCGCTTCTTGTCAATCGTAAACCCATACTTGGAATCAATCCAACAAAGAAATGGTCTTTACGCTTTCAGAGTGGTGATGGATGAGACTAATAATACTCCAGATGTGATTGATAGAAACACGATGGTAGGTGAAATTTACTTACAACATACCAAGACCGCTGAATTCATTGTCTTGGACTTCAACATTCTCCCAACGGGCGCTGCCTTCCCTGGTGCATAATTTGAAGAATAGTATATTTATAAGAAAGATTAGGAGAATTTAAATGGCAAACTTACTCACACCGCAGGAGATAATGTTCACAAACTTTGAACCAAAAATGTCAAACAGGTTCATTATGTATGTGGAAGGAATCCCAGCATATCTCATCAAAGCGGCTAATAGACCAGAAATTCAAAATGGTAAAGTGACTATTGACCATATCAACACTCGTAGATGTGTAAAAGGTCGTTCTGAATGGCAAGACTTAACTATCAGTCTTTATGACGCGGTAGTTCCTTCAGCGGCTCAAGCAGTAATGGAGTGGGTTCGTTTGACTCACGAGTCTGTAACAGGTCGTGATGGTTATTCTGACTTCTACAAAAAAGACATTGTATTTAATTCATTAGGACCAGTTGGTGATAAAGTTGAAGAATGGACATTGAAAGGTGCTTATATTCAGAGTGCAAAGTTTTCTGATATGGATTACACAGGTGAAGATTTAGCAACTGTAGATTTAACATTGACTTACGATTACGCTATCTTACAATACTAATTTAGGATTGAAAATTGAAAGACCCCACTTCGGTGGGGTTTTTTGTTTTAAAAACTTTTAGTTCCATATTTATAGATAGTTTAATAAAACGGAGATTTAAAATGGTAAACATTGTTAGAAGAACTATTGATAATGTAGTTGATTGTGTTATGACACAAGGAACTTTAACATTATATGCAAGCGAACCTGCTACTTTAACTGGCGTAGAAGGCTTTGAATTAACCGAGTGTCCTTACACTACGGATGGTGGATATGAAGTTCTCCACGTTGAAACTGAAATCCCTTCGGATTGGTGTGGTGGTATTTACACTTTTGATGCTGGTGTTTGGACTCGTATCTAACAAACAAAAGAATAAGTTATGGCTCAAAATCTAAATGATGACTACGAAAACGAAAACGTAGTTGAACAATTACGAAAACAACACGAGATTAAGGAACTGAAAAATTATCAGTTTCCTACCGAAATCATTGAACTACCATCAAGAGGACTTATCTACCCAAAAGACAATCCCCTTTCAAGTGGTAAAGTTGAGATGAAATATATGACTGCAAAAGAAGAGGACATTCTTACAACGCAATCGTATATTAGAGATGGTTCAGTTCTTGACCGATTGTTTCAATCCCTAATCATATCAAATGGTGAAGGTCTCCCAATCAAGTATGTTGACTTGGTTACGGGTGATAAAAACGCTATTATGATTGCTGCTCGTATTTTGGGTTATGGCAAAGACTACGAAGTAGAAATCACCGACCCATTTAGTGGTAAAAAGCAAAAAGATGTGATTGATTTAACACAATTTGAAAACAAAGAATATGATGGGTCATCACAAGTGCAACTTCATAAAAACGAGTTTGAATTTACTCTTCCACGTTCACAACGAGTTGTGACCTTTATGGCTATGACCGAATCAAAAGAACGTAAAGTAAAGTACGATGTAGAAGAACTTACCAAGGCAAATCGTAAAATCAAGGATGAGACTTCACGAGAATTAACAACTCGTTTAAAGACTATGATTTTATCAGTTGATGGTGAGTCTGACCGAAAGTTAATTAGTCATTTTGTAGATAATGAATTATTTGCTGTTGATTCAAAAGCATTGAGAGGTTATATTGCCGAGGTTATTCCTGATATTGACTTAACTTACGAATTTGTTTCAGAAGAAACAGGGGAGAGGAGGGAGATAGGTCTACCATTAGACATCACCTTTTTTTGGCCTAACTCCTGAATATAGAAAACATTTACATACGGATATATTTGATTTGATATATCACGGAAATGGTGGATTTAATTTTAGTGATGTTTACAATATGCCGATTTGGGCTCGTAAATTTTATGTCACGAAAATTATAGAATTCAAAAAAGAAGAACGAAATATACAAGAAAAAGAGATTGCAAAAGCAAAATCAAAGGCAAGAAGATAATACCCAACCTAAATGTTGGGTATTTCTATATTTATAGGATATAACACGAGGTAATTAATGAGTAAAATCAAACCATCCAAACTTAAAGAAGTGTTGACCTCAAGGGGTGTCAATGAAGGTTTCATTGATGCTCTTGTAAATATCATATCCAAAAGAAAAGCAGACAAAAAGTCAAAAGAACTTACTGACAAGTTAAAAAAAACACAATCTAATTTAAAACAAGATTTTATTAATTTTTACGGAAGTTATGATAAAATCCCTGATAGTGTTAAGAAGGTTATTGAAAGGTAAGTAAATGGCGTCTTCAGCTGATGAAACAAGGAGAATGAGGGATGCGGCTTTAGAAGCCCGTGACACCTTTAGAGCAATTTCTGATATTATGTCAGACCAATTGGCGACTTCACGTGCGTCTGCTGACCAAATGAATAAACTAAAAGAATCCTTAAAAGGTATGTCTTCTATTGAGGACCAACTTTTGGAAGTTCAACGCCAGAAACAAGAATACATTGAAGAGCAGGTCAAACAAGGTAAAATCCTAAACAATGATTTGTTAAAACGATTTGAATTAACCGAAGACCTACTCAAAAAAGAAAAAGAACGAAAAGACATCCAAGAACAAATAAAGGATATGCAATCCGAGTTCAAGGATAATCTATTGGGTTCGTTGGGAACTTTGGGACAAATGGTAAAAGCCGGAAGTGCTTTTGGCGCGGGGATGATATTGGTTCAAAAAGCAAGTGAGATGATTACCACAGCGTTTGAATCCACGGTTGGTCTCGCAAAAGAACTTTATACTCAAACCGGAGCTACGGCTGCAGAAGCAGCCAGACTTGGTGGTCAGACAATGGCTGCGATGTTCTCTATGGAAGGTTTATTGTATGGTGGTGAAGCCCTTGCTAACGCAGCAAAAGACGCATCTGAATACTACGGAACCACACGAGTAATTACGGGCGATATGCAGAAAAACATCACCGAACTGACCGCAATGATGGGTGAGGGTGCTGGTGCTGCTCAAATGAACGCCATTTTAGAATCAGCAAGTGGTAATGCTCGTCAAATGACTGATGAGATTAAAGACATCGCTCAAGAATCGGGTGTAAACGCATCCGAAGTGTTTAAGGAAATGGGTCAAAATGCTAACTTGTTAGTTGGTAAATCTAAAGAAGAAATTAAAGTTCTTGCAAGAAAAACGGCGGAGTTAAAAAAGCAGGGCGCTTCAATGGAGTTGATGAATTCGGTGTCCGGAAATATGTTGGATATTGAATCTTCGCTTAGAGCAGAAATGAAGGCTCGTTCTTTTGGTATGGATATTAACACAGCTGCTATTAGAGACGCTGCTGCAGCATTTCAATACGGAAACGGAACTGCTGCTGACTTGGCCGCTAGTATTACCGACCAAGTAGGTTCTGCTGAAGAGTTTGGTAAGATGGCTCCAGGTATACAAAAAATATACGCTGATGCTGTTGGTATGACTACACAAGAACTTACCGATATGTTGGTGAAGCAAGAGGGTTTGAACAAAATGACCGACACTTATGGTGAAGATGGTGCTAAAAACATTGAAAAAGTTAAAGCAGCTCTAACAGGCACCGGTGCTACATTAAGTTCAATGCTACCACTTTTAACATCATCTACAACTTTAATAAAGAATTTAGGCGGAAATACAAACATCGGTGGTTTATTTGGTAAAAAAGCATCCGCAGCAACACCTGCTGCAACTCCATCCGCAGGTGGAGCTGGAAAAGCTGGGGGTGGTGTTGGAAAAATGATTGGTGGATTAGGTAAAGGTGTTGGTGGTGCTTTAAAAGGTATTGCAAGTGGATTTGCTGCTTTTGCTAATCCTATGGTTGCTCTTGGTGTGGGTGTAGTTGCTGCTGGTTTAGTTGGGGTTGGTTTTGCCCTTAAATTGGCTGCTCCTGGCATCAAAGCAATTGGTGAAGCAATTTCTACGGTAGTTGGTTCACTTGGAGACTTTATTGTCAAGATTGCACAAATTGCAAGTCCTGAAGTGGGACTTGGATTGATGAGTTTAGCTGCTGGATTTGGTTCCCTTTCTATCGCTTTAGCATCTTTTGCTATCGCAGGAACCGCTGCTGCTCCCGCGATGGTGGCTGTGGGTATGTTTACCGCAGCAATGACCGCTTTGAGTGCTGTTGGCGGCGGGGGTGGTGGAGACAAAGACCCACTATTAGAAGAGATTAAAGGACTTCGTTCTGACATTCAATCACAACCAATAGTTATTAAAGTAAACGACAAATTGGTTACGGAAATGAATAGAGCTAACTCTCGTATGGAAACTGTACGAAGACAACATAGATAAGGATTAGAGTGGCGTTAGTAGACCTAAAATCAGACCTTTCAAAATGGAGAAGACCTGTGGAGAAACCATTGGTGGATAGTCCACGCCAAGAAACTCCAAAAAAGGTTAATCAAACACCACTTTCAGAACTTATAGAAGGTTTATCATCACCACAAAGACCAGGTCAAACTGCAACAAAGTCCGGCGTGACTCCTAAACCATATAATAATACTGAAAAGTTCAAAGGTGAAACTGATGTAAAACCTTTAGAACGAACTGAAAAGTTTTTGGGAGAAACTAATCCTACATTGTATTCACAAGTAGAAAAGTTTAAAGGTGAAACAACGCCAACCCTATATTCGCAAGTGGAAAAATTTAAGGGTGAAACAACACCAACCAAAACAACCCTCAAAGAGAAGTTCAAAGGCGAAACAACGCCAACCATAGTAGACCAAACGGAAAAATTTAAAGGTGAAACCGACACAACCAACATTACTCAAGGAGATAGATTTAAGGGTGAAACAACTCCTCAAGGAT